AGCTGCAATTGGTCTGCCTTTTATTTGTGCTATTGTTGGCTCTAAACCTTTTTCAATACCTTTTGCAGTAATTCTTAAATCTTCTTTACTTGCTTCTTGTATAAATTTCTTACCAGAAGGTGCTATTGCTCGGTAAGCTAATAAAGGTATGCCGAACAACAGTTCACCCGCAGCAGCTATGCCACCTTCGATTGCTGCATCTTGTGCAATGTCTCCAGCAGTTTGTTCGGAAACACCAGCAATACCCTCAATGGCTTCTTCAACAAGAGAGCCACCGCCACCACCAATAAAAGCTCCAACCGCACCACCAAGTAATGTTCCAATACCTGGAGCAATACCAGTTCCTATGGCAGCACCCTTTATTGCACCTGCAACACCAAATCCAAGTTCTGGTATTATGCCAACTAAATCAGATAAATCGTTTCTACTAAAACCTTCTTCATCAATGAGGACATTTTTATCTGTTTGCACTCCAACCTTTTCAGCACCAGTGGGTGTTAAGGCAAGTCTACCTCGATTATCTCTTATATAATCTGACCTAGTAAACCCTTGTGCAGCCAATATCTTTTCTTGTTCTGCATCATTTTCTGCAACTGACAATGCAGACCTAAGACCAAAATCTTGAATACCAGACTCTGTATCAAAGTTCGCTTGTGTTGGTTGACCTTTTACTTGAGAAGTTGTTTTTGTTTCTTCTAATAAATCATCAAAAGTAGGATCTTGTCTTTGTGTTTTAAAAAATTGTGATCTAATAGCATTTGTTTCTTGTTGAGTTGGTTCATCACCTGCTATCTCAACCTTTACTACTCCTTGTGGAGTTTCAACATTTATTATAGCCATTATGTAGTCTCTTGTGCTTTAAATCTATATACGCCATCTTCACCAACAACCATCTTAGTTCCTAATGATCCAGCACCTTTTCTATCTACTTTAACACCAAATTTTTCTAAATTGCTATAAGCTTCTTCAATCTCATCTCTTTTACTTGCAGTAATTTGTTTAAATAATCTACCAAGTTTAGATTTAAGTAGTTTAATATCAGCGTCACCACTTATAACGCCTATACCTCCAACTATTGTATCAACTAATCTTCTATCAGCATCAGAAATAGTTTTACCACTTTCACCTAAAATCTCTGCCGCACTTCTAGCTTTAAGTTCGGTTAACAAAGTATTTAATTGTTTTACTGGATCTGTTTCGCCATCGTCTATTGGCACACCAAAAGATATAGCTAACTGTTTAGCAAAAGATCTAGCTTGTTGTGGCAGAGCAACACCAGTTTGATTAATTACTTTTGCAATATCTCTAAACTTATCAATACGTCTTGTTAAGTCTTTTTCTATTGTCCCGATTGCGTTTACTGCTATATCAGGAGCAACAACTCTTGATTTTGCACCAGTGTCATTGTTTGGATTTGCATAAAAAACATCAAAAGTTATCTTAGATCCACCGAACAATGGAACTGATCTAGGCTTTTCTAAATATACTTTTTTCTTATTTTTATTAGCAGCATTAATAAGAGTTTTTGTCATTTCATTAAAAGAAGAAGCATCTACAACCTCGAATCTTTTGCTAAATTCAGGGTTTTCCAATAAATTGTTAAGCTCATAACTATTAAGCCTTGAAAATCTACCTGTGTTTTGCAGAATACTTCTCTGAAGACCACCCTCTCTAGGTATAACAACGTAACCTTTTCTATCCATTGCTTTCTGTTGATCTGATTCTTTTTTACTTAAGGCATATGAACCTGCTTTAGCTCTTATTGCTTCTGCTTTGGCCACTGCTTTTCTAAAGTCTGGCATTGCAGCTTCGCCTGCTTCACCCACAGATGTAAGTATTTTGCTTATATCAAAGCCTTTACCTGCCCTATTTTGCATAAGTGCTAACCCAAAGGACATAAGTGCTTGTTTAGTATCTGCCTCACCAGATACATCCAATCCAGTAGCCTCGCCGAATTCATTTATGTACTCATCAAATGTTTTAGGACTTATTCCAGGTCTTGCTTCTGCTAAGAATGCGTCTAAAGCCTTAACTGTAGCCTTTTTAGCAGGTGTATCTGCACCCTCTACCTCATTATCTCCAGTTGAATCTTTTGTATCTGCATCAAAGTCACTATCAAAACTCGTATCAACAACTTGACTTGTGTCAACTTCAGAAGATTTGTTTTTTTCTTGTTCTTTTATTTTATCCACAGTTGCTTGATCAACTTCGCCTTGTGGATCAAACGCACCTACATCACCAACACTTTTACCTATTAAATTTTTAAGTGCCTCTGATGTTTCAGATGTTAAACGATCTTGTCCTTGTTGTGTAAAAACATCTGATCCTGGTATGGATGATGTTTGATCTTCTGGCAAAAACAATTCTGGACCTGCACCAATTACCTTATCTTTAGTTTGTTCTTTAAACTCTTCTGGCGTTACTTGTGATAAATAATCACCAAGTATGTTTCCTGCAGGATTTGTTAAAGCACCGATACCACCAGTAAGTAATCTACCTCCCTCAAGAGCCGCTAACGGAATATCCATAAGAAAATTTAATGCTCTTCTACCCTCTGTTTTAGGAGCACCATACATTTGCTCCATGCTTTTAACTGGAGAAATAAATGTTTTAGCAGCTGGACCAGTGCCTGAAAACAATCCTTGTCCGTATAGACTAGACAGTTCTCCAAATGTTTTAGGTTTTTGAGGGAGACCTAAACTTTTTAATAAAGTATCCGTATCTCCAAGATTTAAACCTTGTTTTGGTGCCATCTTACCCTCTGTTCGCTGTAGCTCCACCAAATGGTGCTATTTGTGATAATGTAGTATAAGCACCCACACCTTGTAAAAATGGATTTGCGGCGGGTGTTGTTGCTTGTTGAAATGTAGATGGAATACTTGCACTAGGCATACCTTGCAATAAATTCTGACCTATCTGCAATCTTGTAAAAGGCTCTTGTGCTTGTTGCATAAGATTAGCTCTCATTGCATCTAATCCTGCTTGTTGTTGTCTTTGTCTTAATCCACCTAATTGTGATAATTGTGATACATCTGCTTGACCTAAAGCTTGTTGTAAACGCCCTAAATCACTTGTTGTACCTGCTAATGTGCCAAATGCTTGTCCAATACCACCAGATAATCTTCCTGCGTCTTGTGAGGCTTTTAAAGCTTGTCCAAAGCCTTGTGATAAAAGCTTTGTTAATGTATCGCCTTTGACTTGTTGTAAACCTCTTTCGGTTTCTGCTCTTTGCACACCCTCTCTTGATCCACCAAATGCTCCTGCTTTAATAGCTTGTGCATCGGCTCCAGCTCTACGCATATCAGCTTGTCTGTTTAACTGATTCATTGCCACATCAATGACTTGTTCTTGAAATGGATCTTGAAATCTTTTAATAGAATCTGGTTGTAAGAAACCTAAACCACTTGTTAAGGCTTGTTGTGCTGCAAGTGATTGATCTGCTGCTCCTCGCATAAAAGGTTGAAATGCACCAACCATTTGTTCGCCAAGTTGCGTTGCTTTATCTTGTAGTGGATCTGTTCCAGCAATTTGAAATCCCGGCAAACCTAAAGGTCTGTCTAATAATCCTGGTGCAGTTTGAGTTTCACCATCAAAGGTGCCAAACCCAGTTTGTAACATACGTTTTTGTAAACCCTCTAAAAATGGGGGTAATCTTTGTATATTTTCTACAGTTTGAACTGCCATTATGCCCTAGCCTCCAAGTTATCCATCATATCATAAGCTCTTTGAATACCTTTTCTTTGATTGCCATCTCCTAAACCTTTGACAGCATCTTTTGTTAAAACAAATTCTCCTGCCATAAGCATTGCTGGCACATCATCTTTTGTACCAGAACCCTCTGATGGATCTATACCACCATTACGTCTTGGAAATCCCATTTGACCACCATCTGCGGCAAATCTTATGCCACCAAGTTGACCTCCAGGTCCACCTTGTCCAAAAGGTCTTCTCTCAAACTCTCTTCTAGTATCTTCTTCGTCATCTCCAGCAAGTAACTGTGCAATTAATCCAGCAGTTAAACCTTCACCCATGCGTGTATTTAATAAACGAGATAATAAGTTATCTTCGCCAACTCCAGCTGCTTGTAATAACTCACCACTAAATGTTTTAGGTTTAAAAGATTCAGCTATTTTTTTAGTTGCTTGTTCGGCTGGAATTGTTGATGTACCACCAGAAGAACCAGTTGGTACTAATTGATTTCTTTCAATTTCTGCTCTACTAAATTGTCCAGGTTTTAAATTTTGACCATCTTGCACAACTTGTTGACCTGTAAAACTATCAGAAGCCATTCCAAGAGCACCACCAAGCAAAGCATTTCTTAATGCGTCTTTATTTTTACCACCCATCACTTTTGAAGTAAGAAAGGATGTTCCTGCTCTAGTTAAAAAAGGACTAATTGCTGATGATGTACCAAAAAGAGATCCTATGCCTGTCCCAACGGCTGGACCTGCCACTGCACCAATTGCTACAGGAAGAACTATATCTTTTAACAAATCACCTAAATTCATGTAATTATCTTACCTCAATTTTATTTATTCGTCTATGTCTTAACTTTTATAGTTCCATTATCGTTAAATAAAGCACCCACCTCTAAATCTGTATCACTTGTAGGTAAATCCGTCAAAGTAATCTTAGTGCCACGAAGTTCTCCAGGGTTTTGTAATTGTGTTACAAGTTGGCTTAAACTTCTTACCATTTCGTTGAAATACTGAACATCATACTCATCTGGTGGCAAAGAAAAATTTGGTGGTACTAGTTGTCTGCTCATCTATCACCATCCTGTCTTATATCAACTCTATTTGTTCCTAATCTCCAATTTACGCCTTGTGTTGTGCTTTCTACTCTAAGACCAAATGATCTACCACGCAATCGTAAATGATTAAGTTCAGTTGCTGGAGACACAGTATTTGTAGATGTTTTAACAAAACCACCATTTGGAGTCCTTTGTGCTTTTAATGAAAACACGGCTTGTTTGTTGTCATTACTAATACCAGTATCACTATTGTTAAAACTAACATCAGGTATCATTCTTCTAATAAAAACAAATTGATCTCCATCTTGTATATCGATAGGACTTGACTCAATAAACGATGTAAATGCAGTACCATCGTTATCATTTCCTTTTTCGTGATTGTATACAAAATTAGAATCTGTAGCCATTGGATACTGATAAACACCTCTATCTATCCATGATGATCTTGCAAGGTTGCCTACATACCATATCTTTTGATCATAATTATACACTACATATCTATCATTTTCATCTGTACCATTGTTTGCACCAGAGTTAGTTGCAGAGGGATAGAACCAGAATACTTCACCAAAAGCTGAATTTATTCCAGCGTAAACTTTATCGGATTGTGTTTCGTTAAAATCTTGAAATACATGATCTCTTACAGAACAAGGTATAACTTGAACACGACCATCATACACATAAAAACGATCATATCCCATCCAAAACACACTATCACCTACGGCAACTGCTGAATTAAATCCTCTTACTGTTATGGCACTTGCTAATTGATTTATACCAAATGTAAAGGGAGGACCTATAAACTGCATACTATGAACAGATGAATCTGTTAAAACAATCATCTCTCGTCTTGTTTTAACAGCAGTTATTATTTCTGATCCTGAACCTATTCTTAAACTTCCAGTAGTGTTAGTTGCACTAGGTGTCCATAGAAATGGATTTTCTTGTGAACTAAAGCGAACAAGCAATCTGTCTTGTACTGATTCACCTATTGGATTTGCACCAAAACAAATTACATGACGATCTCTTTCAGATACAATGACCTTCCTAGATTTTGTCGGTGCAGCATCTGATAATTCAATTAAATTTTTTGCTCTTGCACCTGTTCCAAGAGTTTTATCCCAATAAAAAACAAACCCATCTCTTTGATTAAAAATTAAATCTTCACCAAAATTATCTTGTGACCATAAACGCAAAGTACCACCACCAGCAGTTTCACCAGAAGCAGAACCCCATCCATCTGCTCCCCAAGTGCCAGCACCCCATCCATCTCCAGGCACAACAGTATTAATACCTACGTTAAGTTGATATTCTGCATCAGCCGATCCAGCACTAGATAAAGCAGCATCTGCGTTATCACTAAGAGTAATAATATAACTATTAGCATCTGTTATAGATGTTATAGAAAATTCATTGTTTAGTTTAGAGTTTAAACCAAGATTACCTGTGTTAGCATTACTAAATGTAACAAAACTACCAAGTATAGCTCCATGACTAGCATCATTCACAGTAACACTTGTGCTATCAGTTGCAGATATAAATGTTATCGCCATGTTAAGATCCGCCTACAGTAACAGTTGATTCATTAGTTATAGATATTGTAACAGAACCAAGACCCGTAGTTCCAGTTAAAGATATAGCAGTAGGAGGAATGTCTATTGTAACTGTGCCAACTTGTCCTACACCTATTGATAAAACACCAGAATCTGGGTTTCTTGCCAAGACGGGAACATCTTGAGATCCAAGTACAATAGCGGTGCCAATTTGACCAGTTCCTGCACTTCCAGATGGTGCAGCAATTACTGTTAGACCATCTAAATCAAAAACAGTTACACCATTTACAACTTTACGTCTTAAGGGAGTAATATCATTGTAACCTTGTGACTCTTCTATATAGAATTTTATCTCTGTGCCTATACCTAGATAACTATTACCTTGAAGATTCGCCCAAGCATGAAGAGATCTTGAAGAACCTAAAAAAGTAGAGCCGCTGTATTTCTCCCAACCACCTAATTTTTCTGGATACCCAAAACGAAACCGAACAAGATCACAATCATTCCAACCGCCTTTGTTTGAATAAGACGTTGTTTCCTTATTTATACCAGGTCTGAATTGTAATTTTGTTATAGGCATTTAACACCTTTTACGCAGAATACTTAAGCATACGACTGTCAGGAAACGTTTGCCCTGCACTTGGTCTACCTTGTGAAGTAAACGTCTGTGCAGTACCATCACTAGATAAACCTGTTAGTGATACAACTGCTTCATCTCCACAGTTACTATGACTTTCTGATAATTTAAAGGTGTTTGTTGTTGCAGATATTACATAATAAGATGTACCATTTACTAAGCCACCAATCACTGTTGCAGTTTCATTACTAGAATTTTGTCCTACATTATAAGAAACTTGCTCATCATTCACAAATCCATGACCATTACTTGTAATAGTATTATCTGACGTACTAACTACACTAGACGATGTTGCATCTATTGTTTTAGCTGTTTGCGATGCACCTGCTACTGTTTCATAACAAGCCTGTAATCCTGCTATATCTGAAGCATTACCTATGGCAGTCTTTAATGCAGTATAATTAGTTCTAACTGCTGTTCTATATGCAGTTATTCCACTTGGTATTGCAGTAGATGTTTCTGATTTACGAGTTACATACCAATCTGTGTCTTGCAATAAACTTGCAGATGTTTGTTTAGCTTGGTCTATTTTAGCAGTTTTTAAATCTGCAAGTGGCTTTGGTAATAAAGCATCACCATCAGAGTTCCAACCCCAATAATAAAAACTATCATAAGCACCTAAAGGTGTTGGGTCATCTTCCCAAACCAAACCAGCAGACTTTTTTTCTGCGTCTGTAAGATTGTTCCATTGACGAGGGTATTTAGTATTATCATCACTAACCCATGCTTTTCCTACTTGTATGGTTCTACCATTATGTTTCCAAGCCATTATTTTCTCCTATCTTGCATTAGCATATTTAAACGGGTTTTCGGCGAACGCCATATATATGTATGAGCCATTATTATAACCAGTAGAATTAGCACGAGGTTTGAAGCCATTACTTAGAATGTCTAATACTGAACCAAGTTGTGATTCATAATAGACATCATCAGCAACTAATAGTGAACCACTACCCATTGGATTAAAAATTCCTCTTGTAGTATCCCAAATATGCCAATTATTAGCTGCATCATATCTTTTCACCATAAGCCAAGCAGGTCTAAATCCCGTATAGACAAACGTACCATCTGCTACGCCATTTCCAGTATAACTGCCAAATTTGGAGTAACCTGATATTCCTCTAAATAAATAAGCCACAAAATTATCAGAAGAACCAGTATTGCTTGCAGTACCTACAGTAAAAACTGTTGAAGTCGGTGCAGTATCATTCCACATAGTTGAATCATCAACAACTCCACCAGTTCCACTTAAATTTAAATAATCTGTATGTGGGTCACTTGCCATTTTATGATGATATGTTCCAGACCAACTATGTGCTCCATCTCTATTTTTTACAATCATCATTTCAGGAACACCACCTAATCCATGTGCAATACTTCCTGCACTTCCAGTTCCAGTATAAGTCACAATACTAAATCCTGCTGTAGTATTTGCTTGATAAGTAGAATCTATTGTACCAACACCAGTTGCACTTGCATCATTCGTTGTCAAATTTCCACCATTAGCTTTCCAGTTCCAAGCTACATATGTACCAGAGCCTATATTTATAAAACCACCACTAGCTACATTTGGAGTAGTAAAACCATTAGTATCAAGTGAACCTAATGTTCCTGCTGTTGAAGTATCCTCATCATCTGATGCGTTTGAATATAAGGCAGATTTATTTGTTCTGTTTGAATCCCACAAACCATGATAATAAGAACCAGACCTTGATTTTACCCACAACCAATCAGGTTTGAAATTTATTTTACCACCAATATCAGTCCCCCCAGAAACTATACTTCTTGAAGCACTGCCACTACCAGTATAAGTTAGTATTCCAAAATGATCAGTAGCTTGTGTAGCAGCATTAGGACTTATGGTTAAATCATCATCACTAAGGTTAGCTGTGCATATTGCTAGAAAGCCTGATGGTGGCGAATAATAAAATTGACCTATTCCTTCAGAATCTGTGGCATTAGCTGAACCACTTGTTTTGTTTCCTGCAAATGTATCATCTTGTCCACAATTAAAAATTCCCGAACCACTTGCACCATTCCCCGCTATAGTTACACCTATAGAAGATAAATCATTTGTTGAACCAGTACTTTGATTTGTGCCATTAGCAGGGTCACCTGAAAATAAGTATGTACCATTTTTACCAAACCATATTTTTCCTGCATCTACATCAAAAGCAATATTAATTATATCTCCATTTGCAAATGATGATGGAGTGCCTCCTGCTGTTCCCTCGTCATAAAAATAACCACGACTATCCCACATACCTAAATCTGTGTTAGCACCAAAATCACCACTACTTTGATAAATATTATTTGTAACTTCTTGTACACCAAATTGAGTTAAACTAGTGTTAGCCATGTATCCTTCACAATACCATTTACCACTAAACAAAGGTATTGTACCTAATACATTTCCAAAATTATTACTAGTATTGCAAACAAATTTTAAAGCACCTTCAGACAAAGCAACATTTGTTGTTCCTCTTGCATTGTGATTAAGCGTACAAAAATTATTCTCAGGACTATCAGGCAAGGCACAATCATGTGCTTCAACATTAGTATTAGCTGTAGAAGTCCAATGGCGTGAATTACCACTTGAATCTGCACCAATCGTTGTATCGGATGGACTACCCACTCCAGTTTGGTCAAACTTTAAATGCCAACCTTTATTACCAAATGATGGAGAAGAATAGTTTTTTGGAATAAATACCCCATTTTTAAATTCACCTACTGTATCAACTGGTGTAACTGCCGAACCATCTAACCACCACCAATCAGAATAATAAACATGACCACCATACCCTGAATTTGAATGACCAAAGAAATGTGTTTTGTTTTGATTAAGACCAACTGTATCAGCATTTAATGAAGGAGCAGTTGCTGTTGCAAAAGATGTTTCTCTAACACCATTTATCCAAAGTTGAACTCTATCTCCTTCTGTACTATCTGTGGTATCTATTCTCACCCAAAGATGCATCCAAGCACTTGTATCACGAACTAATCTAGTAGTTATATAATTAAAGGTTGTTGCACCCCCTGCTGTTAAATCCTGCACAGCAACCTGGTCAACACTAATGCTATTACCACCCATCCATATATAACCTTGCCCAACACCACCACCACCTAATGTGGCAGAAAGTAAATTAGAGTAGTGTCCAGTCTGTTGTCTTTTTACCCAACCACCAAATGACATAATTTTAGTGCTTGTAGGAGAAGCACCATAATCTCTAGTTAATGTTTGAGTTGGAATATTTCTGTATGAAGTTGTAGCAACACCATTATAGAAACCTGTGTCTTGATCTCCTGCGCCATTTGCCTTTATTATGCTCATAAATCAACCTTATGTTAATATTGCCGATGCTGAAACTAATATTGTATTACTGCCACTTGCCGCAGTACAAAAGTAAGCAAGATGATATGTGCCACTTGCACTTATTGTACTAAGCACATCTGCATTTATTGCAACAAGTGCGTTTGCAGTTATTGTATGATTACCACCATTTACAAATTTTATATTACCAGATTGTCCAGCAGCAGCATTACTAAATGTTATTTCGGTATTGCCAGTGGTGGTGCAAGTAAAGTCATTACCTACAGCTAAATCAAAACTACCATCATTTTCCGCTGTAACTGTTACACCAACTGATCTTCCAGTAACTTCGACATCATTGCTAACTGTAACTTTGGTTGATGCAGTTAAATCTATTGTTGGTGCAGTAATTTCACATTCTGTGTCGGCATCAATATCTAACTGTCCATCTGTGCTTGAACTTACAGATAAAGCACTATCTCTAAAAGTCATTTTTATAGCATCATTTAATAATAAAGCACTATCATGTACATGAGTTAAAGTTACATCATTATTTTCACCAAAACCCAAAACTGATGAATCGCTATCTAACTTGAGATCATTACTTACAAGAACGGCTGTACTTGCATTTAAATCAATGGTTGCCTCACCATCTACTGTTAAAACACCATCTGAACTTTGATGTACAAAACTAGCGGCATCACCAAATGTTAATTTATTAGTTCCATTAAGAGTTAAACCTGTGCCGTCTGTATGTGTTAAAGTAGTGTCCGTATCAGCACCAAAGCCTAATACTGCACTATCTGATTTAAGAGTTACATCATCAGACACAATCAAATCATCATCTACAGTTAAATCACCAGCAGCTAAATGTGCAAAAGCATCAACAACGGCTGCACCAGATCCCGCACCATCTAAGTAAAGAACTTTTGCAGTGCCTGGTGTTATTGTAACATTCGCACCAGATCCTTGAGATATTATAATATTTTGTGATCCACTAGTTCCATTTTCAATTATATGCACTCTTTTCATTGTGTTTGGAGATATAGTAATAGTACAAGCAGAATCTAAGGTTCCCGTGTATTTAATAAACATGGCTCTTCCTGCATCACTAGTAGCATCTGCCACAGTGGTTGCATGAGTGTCTGCGTTTGTTGTTATGGCTTCCGTGCCAAACCCTAATGCCTCACCTATGAGTTCTAAGTTTGTATTAGTTTTAGTACCCCATTGTCCTGACTGTTCGCCAGTATTCATTTCTTCGAGTCTTAAATTATTTACAAATGTACTTGCCATTATGCCACCTCTTGCCAGTTAGCTGTTTGATTTGGTACTATTAAGCTATATACTAATTCTTCTCCCGTACTACCAGTAGCACCAAGTCCAATTAAAGATACCACACATTGTGGCACTGTGACAACACTAGATATTCCACTTTGTGCCGCAACTAATGTAACTGCTATATCTACACTTGTGGTAACTGTTTCTGAACCTAGTGCTGTTGTACCAACAACATTAGTTACAGATGCTCCAGTTGTTGTTGCTATGTTAGGAATACCAAGGGTATTTGCAAAATAACCCATTAAAGCATGATTATAACATTGGTAATGCAATGTAGGTGCTCCGTCTGGAACAGTTATTTCTACATATCTAGTTGAGCCTGCATTAAAAGTAGAAGTGTCAACATAAGATGATTGAGATACAGAAGAACCATCTATATTATAACTAACACCACTTGTGTATGTTGTATTTTTGTCTTTATCTTCATAAAAGTTGATAGGATGGCCATTATTACTGCTATCACTTTGATCAAATCTATATGTATTACCTTCATACATAGTTAAAGTAACATCAGACGTAGCAGTCGATCCACCAATAGCATATTTATTGGTGGAGCCTTGATTATAATATGGGTGATTTGATGGATTGCCAGAAACAACAGTAACAGTATATGTAACTGTACTAGCACCAGTTTGACTTATAGCAGTAGTTGCAGAAACACCTGTTACGGCTACATTTACACCAGGAATACCATCTGGAGTGCCTAACGCAGTTGTTCCTACTACTCCAGTAACAACAACGTCAATCTCTTCATTCCAAGGACCTTGACCCCATGTGCCTCTACCCCAACCTTGTAAGGTAGAATTTGACATTTAGGCTATCCTTATAATCGCATTACTTGCATCAGCAGTTGGAAATTGAACTGTAAATGTACCAGATGTTGAAGTTTTATTAGATGTAAAATCTAAAACACAAACTGCTTTATTACTATTAGTGTCATTGTATATTAATGCACCCATAGCCGTAATCGTTGCAGTTGTAAAACTTAAATCAGCAAAATCTGTAAATGCCGTTGTTCCAGAAGTTGTTGGTGCAACTTTAGTCAAAGCTCCACCACCAGCAGTGTACGAACCACTGTTCGCTATTTCACCTGTCGTAGTATAAGCAGTTGTTGCCGCACCTAATGTTGCAGTAGTAGAAGATTTACCTCCGCCACCCTCTGCGTATAGTGCTAATTTAAAAGCATTACCATTTGTTGCAAAGTTGTGTGTACCTAACATTAACTCTTGTTTAAATGCAGTACACATTGCTTGTGCTATTGCCATGTTATAATCTCCTTATATATTCAGCCGTTTCTTTTTGACCACCTGATAGCAAGGCTTGAATGATAGTACCACGCTCTTCTCTTCTTGCCAAGAGTAGATAATGATACAGAACATTTTTGAGATGTTCTCTAAATTGATTAGCTTGTTGTCTAATGTGTGCAGGAGCATCATCTGATATGCTCACTATCTTATCAACAGCTAAGTCTGCAATTTGTTCATTTGTTAATCCTCCATTATTTGAAGTCATAACATTGACATTTCCAGCTTGTGATATTCCAACATTAAACATTTATTTCTCCTCATAACTAATACCAGGTATATCATCTCTGCCAATTAGATTAGGCTTTGAATCCAATGGTTCTGGTGGTTCTAATTTTGATTTCTTTGTTATTAACATACTACCTTGTGTTGTTGTAGAAACAAGGGGATCATCAAGTCTGTGATAACCATAAAGCTTTTGATCATCTGGTACATTCATATCAAGCAAAGATGAACTATTTGCTATGTGAACTTTAATTTTTTTTGAAATAGCTATGGCTAACCAAAATTCACAACAAGCTCTGCCTGCTTCGGCAAACGCAACATCTTTATGAGTAAAATCTATTCCATATAAATGCAAATCAGAAACCTCTTGTGCAATAGCATAACCCAAAGAGTATGATACTGTATTGTTAAAATAAGCATAACCAGTCTTTTGTATTACTTTTTGTAAGGGAAACTCAACAACATCTGGACATCTTTTGTCCAAACAACAAGAGAAAATAGGTATATCTTTCTTTTCTCTTAATCTATCTTGCATTATATTTGTTTGTTTTCCTGCATTTGGAGTATCAAGAAATCTTGAAGGAGGGTCCATCATAAAACACTTATCGTGATATATAACTCCAGACATAGAGTTTATAGTCCACACCTCATCAAATTTTTCACTACGAATTTTTGCTAATATATATTCAGAAAAACTATTGCCAAGTGCAACAATAGCAATACTTTTATTTTTCATTGTGCTACCTTCTATTGTTTTGGAACTCTAACCAAACCCTCCCTATAAGCATCTGTGTTTTCTTGACCTTCACCATATATTTTTAATCTACTTATGGCTTCTGTAAATCTTGCAGTATACAGTTGAATTAAATCAGATTCACCTTTCATAAAGGTGTAAGCCTCTACCAAACTAGCATACAACAAGGCATCAGGTGCATTTGTACTAATCCATGTGCTACCAGAGTCGTCTGTTGTTAGTGAAGCGGGTCTATAATAATAATGAAGTTCAACTGAATAGCTTGAATCTGGTGTAGGTGCCACAATAAATGTATTCACATCAAACGATGAATAAAATCTTGGACTTCCTGTAGTGCTTGGGTTTGGGGTAAATTCTTGTATGTAATTAACATCTTTTTGTAATAAAAAAACATTTTGACTACTCGAATTTACATAAGATAAAGAAAATGTAGATAAATAATCTGATGGTTTTTCTAAAAATTTATTTCCGCTAGTCATACCTCCAGTAACATTTTTTCTAAAATAATCTAAATCAACTACTTTAAATATTCTTTCTTCTGCGTTTTTAATGAAAAAAGGTATTTCTGCTACAAAAGTAGTTTCATCATTTTGTGTCCATTCTTGGATTGATGCAGTCAATGTTGTTAAAGTAAAACTCATGTTGTACTCACTGTTACACTACCTACACTTGCAGTAGCACTAAAAGATGTTAATAAACTTCCTAAATTTCCAAGACCTTGATTAGTATAAACTATGAAAGCTTTATTGTCATCTTTCACATCTGATCTTGCGTCTCTTATAGCTTCTAAATCTGTCCTTATTCTAGGAGGAGTTAATTGTGGATGTTTTTCTTCATATTCATCATATCCAACAACACTTCCATTCCATTCTTTTCTCATATCTTTAATACGATAACGAAATCCAGAACGATCAGATATTCTGTAAGCGTATTTTCCTTGTGCAAAAGCCATTATCCAACCTTATAATATGATAATTGTGGGCTTACTGTGAAAGATGATCTGTCTCTATCTTCGCCCATTGCCCTTTCAAATTCTTCCTCATATACTGTTTTTAATAATTGTATTCTATCTGGTGCTCTTTTCATGGCTATATAATAAGCCAATCCTGCCGTAAGACAAGGATAAAACCTAAAAGGTATCTCCATTGTATTTACTTGTGTGTCAGCGTCTTGTATGCGTGTTAAAGCATCATAAACAATAATATCTGTGCTATTCTCTGGTGCTGGCCATATCTTCAAGTTTGGTGTTACTTGTCTATCAAGAAAATATTGCGTAGGTCTACCAGTTGTAGTTTTGGTTGGAATATTAATATATGTGTCTCTGCTAATTCTACTCATGCTAAAGTCTGTCCCACTCCTGCGAACAACAGCAGATAATATATCAATAATGTCTGTACCCAAACTATACTCTGAATCAGATGCAGTAAGAGCTTGTGTCTTTTGTTCAATAGTCCATTGATTAAGACCACGATTAGCCCACTCTGCTAACATGATGTTCATAGAACGTCTAGCTGTTTGCAGATCATATCCAGTTCTAGCTTCTAAGCCACATCGCTCAAAAGCCTCTTCTATATATTCTGCTACATCTAATTCAAAGTTAGTTGAGCTTGATGTTGCCATTAGGCTTTACCACCTTTTTTCATTTTCTTAGCCATGCCGCCACCACGCATTTTTTTAGGTTTCGTAGCCATGCCACCACCCATCATTTTTTTGACTTTGCCGCCGTCCATCATTTTTTTAGCAGCATTTTTAAGTTGATCGCCCATAGCCATCATTTTTCTTGGACTCATTGCCATTTTAGTCTCCTATAATAGTTTTCGCGTTGCTTATAAATGTCTTCAACATTGTACATATTATAATAATTATCATAATATCCAAGTTTCTTCAATTTATTTGCACTTTCTTGAAGTTTACTTAGTCTTTGTACAAATATCAAAGAATATTCCTCACTGACAATTTCATCAAATGAACCATCATCTATAAGCTCATTTATATCATCATCAGGGTGGAATCCCATTAACCAAATATCTTGTTGGTCAAATTTATTTTCATGTATTAATACGTTTAAGTTAGATAAATTATTATGAAATATTTCGTTATCTTCATAACATAGATCAATAACTATAATTAAGTCTTTGGAATTATGAAACTTATTTATCAAAGTATAAACAATATCATAATTATTATTAGTTTTTAAAGCAAAACCAACTTTGTTGTTTTTCCAAGCAGTTTTTGCATATGGACATGATGGTAAATTGTTATAATTTTTATTTGGTATTTCTAAGGCGTGTTTTGACCACTGACGTACTTCTTCGCAAATTTTATCTTCGAGGCTCATTTCTTTTTTCTTCTTGCTGCTTGAACTCTTCTTGGCTTACCTGCTGGTTGACCTAATCTTTTCTTTTGTGCAATACGTTTTCTTTTCTCTGAAGTAGACATTTCAGATCCAGTTTTAGGAGTTTTACTGGAAATTCTTTTTGATGGCCTACAGTATGGCGTACCTCTCTTCTCTCCTTTTTTTCTTCCACAAGCCTTGCCAGTCCTTTGATCTTTCCAATCTTCTTTGAACCATCGTTTTAGTGCAAGACCTGCTTTTGTTTTACGAACAGCCATTATCTAAACTTTGTAACTTTACGTCTATTTTCCATAACAGCTCCACAACCACGAGCTATATTAGGATTGTTTGTTTTTCTTTTACGAGTTCTTTTAGGTACATTGCCACCATTTTTAAGCTCTATTACACCACCTTCTGCTTTCTTTTTAGCCTTCTTTTTACCACCAGTACCATAGTTTGCGGCACCTACTTTACGGCATTTTGCGATGGCCCCACTAGCATAAGCACTTGGAAAAACTCTGTAGCGAGCTTTAACTTTTCTGTAACAAGCGTCTTTTGGCATTTTTTTTCACCTTTAATATTTTTTTTACTTTTTTCTTTTTGTTTGGTGGCTTTGAGATTTGCTGACTCATTTGCGATCTACCTATAACCATTATTTTAACAACGCCAACAATTCTGTTACCGCTCCTGTATTAGTAACAGCTATAACTGCCAAAGCACCAATTAACATCCACTTTGCTTGAAAGACTGCTCTTTTAATATCTGTCATATCTGATCTTAATTCATCAACATGTTTGACAAGATAATCTTGTTTGGATTTCCATTCAGCAAATTCTATTTGCAAAGATTGAACATTTTTTGTCATTAACACTTCCACCTTCTTCTAGCTTGTCTTAATCTACTATTAGGATTTTTTGCAGCTTTAGGAAATTTTTTCATTTGCCCTGCTGATCTTGCACAATATGACTTACGTCTCTTTGCAGCGGTGCTACCTTTTTTTACTTTACCAGTAACTGCCGTTTTTAATTTACTTCCAGGGTTGTCTCTACGATACTTAGCAACACCCTTTGCAGTCATTCCCGCCCCACTTTTAGTAGAGCGGAAATACTTTTTAGTTTTAGGTGGTTGCTTGTCAGGCTTCCGAGCCATTAGTCATAACTCTTTCTAACTTGCATTATGATTGTATAGCTATCTGCTGATGAATGACCCACTGTAGTAAACATTATATCACCAGTTACACCAGAACTTGCTGGGTTTGTTAATCCACCAAATGATGTGTAATCGTGATGTCCACTTTGATTTTCGCCTAACTCAATACAAAAGTCGTCTGTTGAAGCATCAAACAAAACCTTGACTTTCATACCATTACACTGCCACCAAATTTTTTCTATGGTTGCTCTAGTACAAGCCTCTCCTCTAACATTTGTTGCTAAAGCAGAGACATCAACTTTTTTTACTGCACCTTCACCTGATCCATCAGAGACATTGGTAAACTTCAAGACAGCAGTTTGATGTCCATCAACCAAAGTTTGCGAAGTAACTGCGTCTGCCATTTAAACCTCCCTATTATTGATCAGCGAAAGCTGGAGCGTCTTCAGAAACTACATTACCCCAAACATAGTAATTAGTACTATCTTTACCAACTATGTTTATTTCCATACTACCAAAGTCAGTTAATGTTAACTTTGAGTTAGAACTTCCATTTGCATAAACAGAAACATTGTCTGCATTTGTATCTAAATGCTGAACATTTCCTAAGAAAAAGTTA